TTCTGAAGGTTGACTCATAGTTTGTCCTTGTGTCACACCTACAGGTGAGGGAATGGCGGGTTGTATTTTATTTATCGGCACTGGTACGATGGTTTTTCCTGATTTACTGCCCAACATTGCAACATCTGTTGCTCTGTCAACACTTTTTTGCATCATATTATTTCTTAAACCTTGTCTACCCCTTGTTTTTGTTTCTGCACTATCAGCACCTATGAAATTGAAATGGAATGGATCTGAAACACCTTCCCACTTCCAACCATATTTTGATGCATTGTTGATCATCCATTCATGTTCTGGAGTATTGACTGCAATATCAAGTGCTCTTCCTTTTACATGTTCTGATGTGCCTGGTGTTGCAGGATCTATAACAGTGCTACCATCTTCATTGTCCATTAATGTTTGCTGCTGTTCTGGTGTTCTCATAGAAGATACAACTGCCTTAGTTAAATCAACACCATCTTCTGCTGCTGCCTTAAGAACTTTCTTCCAACCCTCAGCAGCATCATCACCGAGAGTAATAGGTTTGCTATACATATCCATACCCAAACCTTGAGGAGTTACAACTTTCTTAGCACTCTTACCATCACCAACACCTGCCTTCTCGTCCATCTTGACAGTAAGAGTTCCCTCTACAGATGCAGATGGAGATTCAATAACTACTTTTGGTTTTGGTTGATCTTGTGGTTCGATCTCCTCCTTCATTACCACTTGTGTTTCCTTAGTCTCTTTTTTAAGAGTCTCTTGCTTTTCTTTAGTATCGTTTTTTTGTTTTACCTTATCTTCTTCCTTTTCTGATTCCCCCTTCATTTTAACTTCTTTACCAGTCTTTTCTTTTACGATCTCTTCTGGAGTCTGTCCTTTATTTGTTCTTGATTCTAAATCCTTTTTAGTCTTATCAATTTCTTTCTTAGTATTATCAATATTTTCTTCTAATCCTTTCTTAGTATCTTTTAAACTTTCTTCTGCCTCCTCCATCTCAGATTTATTTTTCTGGAGTTGTTTCTCAGCATCACCAGAATCAACAGTACCCATTACAAGTTTTGCTAACCCTTCTACTATAGGAGATATAATATTAAACAATGTCTCAAATATAGGTCCTGCTATCTTCCAGAATCCTTTCAATACATTCATTACTTTTTCTAAGAACTTCATTATCTTAGGTAAGTTGTTGATAAGAAATCCAGCTATGATAGCAACGATAGCAGTCATTATTCTCAAACCACCTTTCTTTGCCATCTCTTTAATCTTACCACCTCTCTGTCCACCTCCCTGTCTACCTTGCTCAAGTGCTTTCTCTTCGTCTTGTGCTTTCTGTCTTTGAAGTAATCTAGCAGCATCAATCTTCTTTTCTTCCTCAAGTTTTTGTTCTCTCTCTGCTCTCTTTTCAAATGCTTTTTGTAATCCTCTAGTTGTCTCTAGTATTGCAGACAAACCATAGTTCATTATATTAAATGCCTCAGCAGTTGGCATAAACTTTGGTTTCTTCCTTGCTGCTTTAGCTGCTTCTTTAGCGTCTATCTCTGCCTTTATCTGTTCGTAAGATTTAGCATCCTTTCTTCTCTTTCTTCTCTTTTTTAATTTACCACCACTAGCATCTACCTCTGCCTGTACCTTAGCATCATACTCTGCCTTCTCCTCATCAGACATCTGATACCATGCTTTTTTCTCAACAATCTTAGGCATCAGTTATCACCCCTGTTGATATGTGTGAGAGAATAACATTCTGTATTCATTACTATCATTAGAGGTTTTTAGTGCAGGAATGCTTGATGCCTCACCACTATCCATAGATTGTTGACCACCTGCTACCTCTTGAGTATCTCCTCCTGTGGATGTAGGTATCACTTCAATTTCATTAGCAGGATTTGAAGATATTTCTTTAACCTTCTCAGCATTGGATTGTTTTTGTTTACTTGCGTCTAAGTCTGCTTGTGTCATAGTAAAACCAGTGCTCTCAAGACCATCTTCTTTGTATGTTGGTGATTTATTAAGTAATTTACCTGCATCAACTGTCTCTCCTGTACCACCATTAGTTGCTTTGTCTAGGGTTTCTAAATCCTTTTCTGCTTTATCTACCTCATCACCCTTAAGATCTTCTTTAGCATCATCTGAGACACCCTCAATTGTTGATATGTCTAATTCTCCTGAGAACAATGCATCAATTTTCTTTGTATATTTTTCTCTAATTTCATCTTTTGCTGTAGAAATTGCTTCATTTCTATCCTTCCTGTTGCCTGTTGCATTTTTTCTTATCTCCTTCTCTTTATCTTTCATCTCTGCTCTCATATTATCTCTAATTTGTATGAGTGCATCTCTCTTCTCAATATATTTTGCTACTGCTTTCTTCTGTTTTGGTGTTCCTATCTTATCTACAGTTCTTTTATTTTTAGTTCCACCTTGATTTTTTATAGGTGCAACATAAAACTTCTCTTTTTTACCGCTACCTTGTACTATGACACCATCTTCCTCTAAACCTGCCTTTAATTTATTAAATCCCTCCATATATTCTTCACCACCTGCTGCCTTGGTCTGTATTGTTTCTATTATTGTCTTCATAACTATGAGAGTTCCACCAATACCTGCAATCAAACCTATTGCTGCCCAAGTCCAAGGATTTGCAAGTAGTGCCATGATAGCTGGCATACCTGCAGATAAAGCTCCAGTAATACCAGTTATTGCACCAATAATAGGTCCTATGTTAAGTAAAGCAAATATTCCTGCGACTACTCCCAATGCTTTCACAACTTCCATACCCATCTTTTTAAATGATTCAGTATCTCCATCCTGTAGGAACTGCATCATCTTCATACCTTTATCAATCAACCATCCTGCAAATATAGCAGTCAATGCTGTAAACAATCTATTTAAAATACCCTTAGCACCTTCTGCTAATTTAGATGTCTTTTTTGTTTGTTCTTTTGATTCTTTAGTATCTAACTCTAAAAACTTCTCTGCACCCTTTTTCTTTTTAGCATCTAATGCTCTTGCAGCATCTGTATCATCTTCTTTCTTTTCTTTCTTATCTAATTTTAATTGAGAATCAAGGATCTCTACTATTCCTTTTAGTGTATTATTAATATTGACTAAAGTTCTACTAACTTCATTGATATTTTTTGGGTCAACACCTTCCATCGAAGCACCAGATCCCTTCTTACTTGGGGAACCCATGAACTTCTGCGGATCTACCTTTGGTTTCTCCTCAGTCTTGGTTAGTCTATTTGAAAAATCAGCCATTTCGCTGCTGTTGTTTTAAATTTTCCTCTTCGATGTAATTTTTTAATAAACTAATGTATATCTCCCGTTCCCACGGGATCATGTTTTCAATATCACTCAAACTATATTTATGATGCTGCATGAGGGCGAAGTTGATCTTGTAATATGAGACAAGATCCTCATGGAGCATCGCTAGTTGAAAAAAGCTGCTAGTCCTTCCAGTTTAATGGTATTCTCTTTCTTAGTCTTAGGGTTTTTAACTTTTATCTCATGAGTAAGTTTAGGCATAGTAGTAAAGAACTTCTCCAACTCTTTAAACTGTTTAGAACCTAATCCCTCAAGAAAGTCTACCATCTCTTTCTGTGTAAAATCTGCACCAGTCCAAGTCTCATCTTCACTATAAATCATGTCTACACAACTGGCAATCATTTCAATAGACTGCTCAAATCCAACATTATCAACTTGGAAGTTTTCCTTGATGAACTCATCTAATGAAGGATACTTCATTCTCATCTTAAGTTTGTCATCTAATATAATATCTTTGTCGTGTTCTGGATCAAATGTTACATGAATAGCATCTAGATCTACAGTTACTGGTACAGTAGTAACACCATCATCAGGACAGGTGACTTTTATATCCACTGTCTCACCAACAGACTTACCTCTTACATTTAAGAATAGGTATTCAATATCAAATGTTGATAGTTTATCAATTTTAGTTCCTTTTGTAAGGATACACTGTCCTAGAACTTGTTTGACTGCTCTAGCAATGTCTCCAATGTCATTACTTTCCATAGCAATGACCAGAATTTTTTCTTCTTTAACCAAGAATGGTCTGTATCTAATTTTCCTTTTTGATGAAGGAATCGTCAACTCATAGGTTGGTGCATTAATCTGTGGTAATGGCATCAGTTTTTTCCTTTAACTAAACCACAAAGATAAGACATTGTGGACTTAAATGGGTTACCTTCTAGTTCATCAAACATATACATGTTCAAACGAAACGCATAGTTTGCTTCAGTAACAATAGCATTGACCTGTGATTCTGTTACAGGCAGTTTATTTAGGGTAGCACGATAATTATTTTTAAACTCTTTTTTATTGTCAATATCAGGAAACCTATAAAACGCAAGACCATCATCTTCAAGTTTAAGTGCTTTCTCTGCTATGTTTTTAAGAATTTGACCACCAGAGAGATCACCAAGATACCTAGTGTAGTGATGTCCTACCAGAAGTTCTGGTTCTTCATGAGCAACCTCTTGAATACGCTCAATGTATTGCTTACATGCTTGTGAAGGATATATTTTCTCTCGCCAATCTATGCCAAAGAAATAATCACAATCCTCTGCTAAAGCATCATGCCTATACAGTTCTGGTATATTCAGAGGTCCTACGATAGGATCATCTTTTAATCTTCTAACCTCTGCTTCTATAGTGTGATATACGAAGTAAAAGTTAGAAATTAACTCTCGATAATTCTCTTTGTCTACAACACCTTTAAGGAATGATGAAACAAATTTAGTGTTCTCTGCTGCTGAATGAGATTTTTTAGTTCCCGATTTCAGTTCTTGTGCAAGTCCCATATCAATTTTTAATGTATATATTATAGCACAGATTAACTACTTTCGCCAGATGTCTCTGCATCTAATTCTGCTTGAGTCAATGTAAATCCAGTGCTTTCAAGACCATCTTCTTTATATAAACTTGCTCTATCTAAAGCAGCTTCTTTATTTTGATTACCAACTGCAGTACCCGATGATGCATTTGCATAGTTAGCAGCATATGCTCTACGATCTAATGAATTCATCTTACCAAAATAGTATCTGTCATATGCAAATGTAACCTGACATTCAAGCACTTGGTTGCCATCATATGCAACAGGCATAGAAGATACAGCAACTGGAAAACAATTTAAAAAATTATATTCTACACTTCTAAAATGATCTTTGTCAAACTTTTGGATCTTTATAGTATCAACTTTGTACTCGTCTGGATACTGCATTCTATGATAATATGCAATATTTGTTCTATCTACCTCATCATTAGATCCAGATGCTATGAATTCATGCCATAACTCAAAAAATTCTAGTGTTCTGTATTGATTATCAACATAAAAAGTGAAGGACACATCAGTATATACTCTTGAATGTGCCATTTTTTCAACAATACCCATTCTTTGACCTTCTACCTGTGCTGTTGCCATGGTCGTTGCAGGTAACTCAGCACTATTACATAATAATCCTAGATCTCTACTAATAAAGAAGTTAGTGACTCTAGGAGATCTTGAACTAATATATCCTCTTAATCGTTGCAGAGCACCAAAACCTGAGAAGAATACTTCATAGTGGTTTGTCGTAGCAACCTTCTGGAATAAACTACGAATTTGTTCTGTCTTTTTGACTCTTGGGTACTTGGGCACAATAAATACCTGTGGGAACTTATGAGATTATGGCACACTCTGGCATATTTAGACCTCGTAACATAAACAAGTATCGAGGGGACTACCGTAATATTATTTATCGTAGTTCTTGGGAGAAAGTCTTTATGAGGTATTGTGATAAGAACAGTAACATATTAGAGTGGGGAAGTGAAGAGATAATTATTCCATATCGCTCTCCATTAGACCAGAGAATACATAGATATTTTCCTGATTTTTATATAAAAGTCAGAGATAATAGTGGTAAATTGAAAAAGTATGTTATAGAGATAAAACCAAAAAAGCAATGCATTGAACCAAAAGTACAAAAAAGAAAAACTAAAAAATATATCAGAGAAGTCATGGAGTATGCAAAGAATCAAGCAAAATGGGATGCAGCAAGAGATTACTGTGCTGATAGAAAGTATGAATTTAAAATACTAACAGAGGATAACTTACCAGTATGAGTAGACTACAGGAAATTGTTGAGGGAGCAACTGGATTGAGAGATCCAGAAGATATTATGGAGGAAATTATGGAGGCACTTAATGATACTGTGACTCCTATTCCTGATCCTGGCAACTATTATACCTTTGTATATAATGCAAAGACACCTAAGTTGAGATATGATCAACACCCTTTGATTGCATGTACAG